AGAACTTCTGCCCAGCCCACTTGCCCTTGGTATGGCAGAGGTTCTGGATAAAGGTCACGGCTCGGGCGGGTTTCTTCTTATCATAGCGGGAAGTCGGTAGCATAAATGGGGAGGGTGTATATTGGAATGCCATTACGAATCACCTCCCAGCAGAGCTTCCATCTCATCGGTAGGATCGGCGTTACCTTCGCCACCAACGATACGACTTCGAGCAGAAGGTGTCAGACCAAACTGCTCACAGAACTTCAGCATGATTTTCATATTTGTCTGGGCGATGGACACCTGCGGTACCTGCTGGAGGTAGCCGTTGGGAGTACGCACCATCGTACCATGCTGGGTGATAAATTCCTCCGCTTCCTTCCACCGAGCGTATGCCTGACAGTATCCGGCAAAAGCCGCCATATCCATTTCGGTCAGAAGACCCATCTGCTCCAGCGTTTTGCCCATACGCTTCCATTCCTTCTTGGCTTCATCTTCCAGCCAGGACGGGCAACGAGGGGCTTTTTTCGCAGGCTTCGGCTCATTGGGATTCAGCGGTCTGCCGCCGGGATTGCCTTCCAGAACCTTCAGTGCGGTCGGCTTTGGTTTTCTTCCTCTCTGTGCCATCGGCTCCACCTCCTTTCGCAAAAATGGCAACAAAAAAAGACCCTTTTCAGAGTCCTGTCATATCCGTATACGAGAAACAGACCCTTTCGGGTGCTGTTCTCTGCTCTTTAGTTGTACTCTTTCAGCAGGATTGCAAGGGCAACCTGGGTGGTTTCGTCTTCCGGCTCGATGTCCCAGCCCCTGTCGTAGTTGGCGGTAATCTTGCCGTTGATGCGAATTTCCAGCTTAGAAATCCGACCCTCGTTGATACCCCACTCGCTACCCTCATCGTAGTGCTTTACGCAATACTTGCAAGCAATGTAACTGCCGTCCTTCTGGGGTACTCCAATCGTTCCTTTGCTCCACATAATGCTTTCCTCCGTTTTTCTGGTGTTTTCCCTTTCGGTAGTAGCATATTAACTCTAAAGCACACATATATCCAGGGAATCAGGCATCATATAATACACAAATATCAGCAAGGAAAATCGGGCAAATCGTACCCCAATAACGACCAAAAGAGCCGGATGGCTCTTTGGTGCTGGTGGCTTAGTTTACGCTGAAGAGGTAGCCGTGCAGCTTTTCATGTTCTCCCTTGAGGTAGTCCATGTTGCCGCTGATTTCAACCAGCCCTTCCAGCTTGCAACCGTTCTGCTGGAAAAGCCATGCGGTATCGACCGCACTGCTCCAGCCGGAGGAAAAGGTGAATTTCTCAATGCCGTATTTTCGCATGGTGGTAATCAGCGTTTCTACATCCTTGTCCCAGACCACATCGTTGATGTCCAGGAGTTCGTTTCCGTTCTCTCTGGCTTTGTCGTATTCTCGCCAGATGCGAATGGCGGTATCACCAAGCTCTATGATGCTATCCTGCAGGGTGCGGTAGGAAGCCCGGAGGCTTTCCTTGCCAGCGTCATCGGCGGTATCGAATGCTTTCTTCAGCTCGGCAACCTGCTCGTAGGTTTCTTCAAAAATATTCTTCATGGTGGTATCCTCCGTTTTGTGTGTTTTTCCCTTTCGGTAGTAGCATATTACCTCTGAAACACACATATATCCAGGAATATCGGAGCCAAAATGTACACAAACATTCCAGCAGAAATGTGTGTATATTATGGCTCCGTAACCCTTAGATTTTCTGACAACGGTCAATGCCGTACAGGACATGAAGACTGCCACCGTTGTCCCAAGCCACCATGATGGAGCCGGTATCATCGACCCCAGTCACTGTGCCGCAGGTGCCGATGGGCGGAGCTTGCTGATCGTCCATTTCCAGAAGCCGGACACGGCATCCCACAGGGTAGCGTTTGCGAAGGTCAGCCAACTGTTCAGTGGTTAAAAATCGCATCATACATATCCGCCTCCTCCAAGTATTTGTGTGCCCGCCAGACCTCGGTGCTATCCGATACAGCTTGTTTGAGAATCTGGAAGTCAAAACCAAATCGGTGGTAACCTTCCAGGCAGGTATCGAAGTAACGTTGCCGAGGACACCCAAGCTCACGTTTGCCCTGCATGATGTAAATGAGGGCATCGACCGTGGCGATTTTCTCACCATCGACCAGGGAGTGCATCTCGACCGTCATGGTCTTTTTCTCGTAGAACTCAGGATAACCCTCGTAGCGGTCAAGCCACGATTCATCTCGGTCGCTGATCTTCCAGACCAGCAACGGAACCTTGTATCCCTTTTTCGGTTCTACCGTGAGATAGTTCCCACTCTGGCTTCCCTTGAAAAGAAGCTGGTAGTCGTTCAGCACCGCTGTTCCAACATAGACTGCATCGGGGCAACGCTGGGCCATTTGTGCCACTGACAGGTTGCTGCCGTAGGCTAAGTAGTATTTACTCATTTCGTTTTCATCCTTTCCGAAGGGCTCACCCTCCTACCACCTTAAGACCGCCGAAGCGGTCAGAAGGGGGCCTGAGGCTAAGTCCTTCAAGCGGCGCGTCCGTGACGGAAAGCTGTATCACCGTCCAGGTTGCGTGTCAGAATTTCTCTCGCCGTGGCAAATTCCTCGCCAATGAATCCCAGCCGGAGAAGCCAAGTCCGCATTGCGTATTTCGGATTCTCGACCTGCGGTTCTTTCGGGCTGGCACTCTTCACCGTCTTTGCCATCTGGCTCAGTGCAAGGCAAAGCTGGATGTAGCTTTTGATTTCTCCGGCATGAAGCCCGCCCCTGCGCTTGCCATCCGCATTGGCGAATTGGAAGCATCGGAATTCAATAGTGCCGTGGGTGAAGCAAGCGTGGTAATTCAGCATTCTGTATCGGCTGTGGTTGTAATGGGCGTTCCGATTTTCGTAGCGGTTGTTGGCGTACCAGATGTCCGCCAAATCTTCCATCGTCTTGGGCTTGCGGCTGTTCAGTCTGCTAAGGAAATCTGGGTCAACCGTCCGGCAGTAGTTGCTGATACGGTTGCGGTCAAGCCGGAGGGCAGAAATCAGAAGGCTCTCATGGCTTGCCATGATATTTGCCAGATTCCGCAGACTGTTCGGCGTGTGGTCATCCAGTCCAATGTGGATGTGGACTCCGCACATATGGGCTGGGTCGCTTTTCGCACCCTTGTGCCGGAGCTGGCGGAGGATTTCCTGCAAGTCCTCAATGTCATCGTAGCGGAGGATTGGCGTTCCCATCTCGGTTCGCTCATCATCGTGCTGTGCCTGGATGCTGGAATCCCGTGTGATTTTCCAGGTGCGACCCTGGTTGTCTTCGCAGCTCCAAGCCTTGTAAGCTCCGCCAAGGTAGCGAACCGTGTCTTCGGTGTGGAAGTAGGCGGCGATGGTTTTGCAAGCCTTCTCCCGTGTGATGTTGTACATCTCCACCTCAACGCCGATGGTCTGCTTTTTCATTTCTTCAATCTGGTTTCTGGTCTTTTCGTTCATAATATGTACCGTCCTTTGCGTGTTTGTTTTCCCTTTCGGTAGTCACATATTCGCTCTATAAGCACATATTATCAAGTTAATAACGGGGCATAATGTACACAATCATTCGGAGCGAAAATTGTGTACATTATAGCGTTTTAGTCCTCTTCGACCTCCGCCTTTGCCGCCTTCGCAGCCGCCCTTTTTGCCTTCTGGTCAGCCTTGAATTTCTTCGCTTCCTCATCGGTGCGGAAAGCAGAATGACCGACCAGCTTCTCCATCAGAACCTTGCGGGTGTCCTTGCTCTCCTTGCCGCCCAGACCAAGCTGGATGAGCCAGATGCGGAAATAGTATTTTTCGTTCTCCGGCTTCTGCTCCGCGGGATTGACCCGTTTGGCTTCCTTTGCCTTAGCAAGCATCGCAGCCGCCAGATTGGTATAGGCGTTGCTACGCTCCGGCTCATTGGAAAGTGGGAAGATGAAGATCACCGCCGTGTCGGAAAAGCTGATGCCCCTGGTTTCGCCCAGGTTCGCCCAGAAAAGGCTGAGGAACTCGTCCTTGGTAGTTGGCGGATTGTCCTGCAAAGCCGCCACCAGCCCCTCGCTGACCGCCACACCAGCCCGACCAGTTGCCTTGTTCAGAAGGTACTGCTTGCTGTGGAGCATGAAGACCAGGTTCTTAAGCTGAAGCCCGTCCATGTCCTCGATGGGGAGGTTGACATTCAGATACTCAATGGTTGGCTCTACAAAGTCGTTTTCTTCCAGGAATGCCCGGAACTCGGTGGTTTCCTCTTCCGTTTCGGAAGTGATGACTCCGTCCCGGTCGATGAGGTAGGGACCGACTACATAAGCGAAGCTCGGTGGTCCCATGTAGCGGAGTTCCTTGCCGGAATACTCTGCGATGGCTTTCGCCATTGCTTTTCTGTCAGATGATACTGTTTCAATTCGCATAATGTATGCCTCCTTTGCTTTTGGTAGTACATTAATCACTCTGAAGGGCATATAAGTCAAGCGAATCGAGCGATCTTTATCATCTTTGTTTTTTGCTGCCGTTCAGCACCCATGCGATGCCGGAAAGCACGAAAAACACACAGGGAAGAGCCACGCCGTTACCCCACATCTTATACTCTGCAGCATCCGCATGAGGGGCTTTCAGCCATTTGATAATCTGGTTTCGGGTCTTCGGTTTTGTGCCGCCACCCACGATCTTACGATGCGTTTCCCAGATTTCCATCCATGTTTCGATGTCAGACTCTGTAGGCTCCGGCGTTCCAAGGTCGGAACACCACCAGTCTGCAAAGCCCTGCAATCTGGCACACTCAGTCGGAGTCAGACGGCGGACAAAGAACACAGGCGGTTCATCCTCGCTGCCGGACACGACCGGGGCATCCTTATAATCTCTGGAGAGCAAGGTCGGGGAAGTATCCTTGGTGACCTGGGCGTAGTAACCTGTGGTCATCGCATAGACAGCATGGCGGTCGGCGGTATTCAGTGTAAACGATACATCCTTATTGATGCCGTCACCCTGGGGACCGTTCTTTTCGGCTCTGCCGATCATGGAACCTTGCAGAGCATAGCTTTCCACGATGGCGATGCCGCCCTGGTTGCAGGATGGATTGCCGCAAGCTCGATCCAGCGTCCGGGAAGTATCCGCTTCATAAATCCCACTGTGTGGATTATCCGAAAGCATGGAATTGCTCTGGTCGGAGCAGATGCCAAAAGCTCTCGGAACGAACACCGCCTGGTCGTTGTTGCAGGAAAGAGTCGCTGACTTGTCCTCCTGGATAAGCGCACCTTTGCCGCCGCCCTCACAGCCACTGCGGATTTTTAGGGTCTTGGGCATTTCCACCACAAAGGGCTGGTTGTTGCCACCTGTACCATAGGTAGCAGAAACCGTCTGTGCATTTTCCAGCGGTCCAGTATACCGGGTGTCCTGTGAATGGTTCTCGAACACCAGCGGCGGATGATGGGATTCAGCCCGGAGGGTGCAGGTGACCTCATGGGTCACATCCATGCGGTTGCCGCCCTGGTCGTTTAAGACGATGCCGTTTCCGTAGCATTCGCCTGTCTCTCCAGAGCAAGGCGAAGCACCTCTGGCAGTTCTTTGCCACGCACGGAAGCTCTCCGCAGAATACCCTGACACGCCTTCGGACTCAAATAATACTTTTCCGGCACACCCGCCAGCAAGATCTGCGACAAGGAAGATGCGGCGTCTTCGCTGGGGGACTCCCCAGTATTGTGCATCAAGAGTTCGGTATGCAAGGCTCCATCCTTCACCCATGTAAAGGTCGGCGTAGGGCCATCGGTTCTTTTCAGGCATAGGCACCTCGGTTCCCGGACAGACAACGCCGATGACCGCTTCGAGGACGGCTTTGAAGTCCTCTCCTTTGTTTGAGGAGAAAGCCCCTGGGACATTCTCCCATACGATAAATCGTGGATATTCTCCATTGGTCGCACACCTCATTTCTTTTACGATTCGGATTGCCTGGTAAAACAGGCTGGATTGCTTACCATCCAGTCCGGCTCTCTTGCCCGCAATGGACATATCCGTGCAGGGAGAGCCGAAGGTGATAATATCGACAGGCTCGATCTCGCCGCCGTTCATGCTGGAGATGTCACCATAGTGTTTCATAAAGGGCAGGCGTTTGGTGGTCACTCGGATGGGGAACGGCTCAACCTCGGATGCCCACAGCGGCGTAATGCCGGAGAGCAATCCGCCGAGCGGGAACCCACCAGAGCCATCAAACAGACTGCCAAGGGTCAGATTTTTATTCATGGACAGCCACCTCCGCATACGGCATCTTGCTACCATCACGGATCACAAACACACCATCCGCAGAACCGACCGCTTCGATATAGCGGTTGACGATGACATCCACAAACTTCTCATCCAGCTCGATACCGTAGCAGATGCGGTTCGTCTCCTCACAGGCCATGAGCGTAGAGCCGGAACCGAGGAACGGGTCAAGCACGATGCAGTTGCTCATGCTGGAGTTCTGGATGGGGTATGCCATTAGAGCAACGGGCTTCATGGTTGGATGCTCCTTAGAGGATTTCGGACGGTCGTATTCCCAGATGGTGGTCTGCTTACGGTCGGCATACCACTGGTGCTTGCCGCCGAGCTTCCAACCGAACAGGCACGGTTCGTGCTGCCACTGATATGGGGAACGACCAAGAACCAGGGCGTTCTTCTTCCAGATACAGCAGCCGGACAGGTAGAACCCAGCATCATGGAACGCCTGTCGGAAAATCAGTCCTTTGGAGTCAGCATGGAACACATAGATACTTGCATCCGCTTCCATGTTCTGCTCCACATTCACAAACATGGCGAACAGGAATTTGTAGAAATCTTCATCGGACATATTGTCGTTCTTGATCTTCCCGGCGGTTTCCTCCACATTTACATTGTAGGGAGGGTCCGTCAGAACCAGATTAGCCCGTCTGTCTTCCATCAGCGTGGTGTAGGTTTCCGGCAGTGTGGAATCGCCGCAGACCAGTCGGTGCCGCCCAAGGAGCCAGATATCTCCGGCTTTGGACATCGTAGGCTTCTGCAATTCTGCATCTACATCAAAATCATCCTCTTTGATTTCCTTGTTGTGTACCTTGGAAAAGAGCTGCTCGATCTCCGGGGCTTCAAAACCAGTGAAATCTGTATTGAAATCCGCAGACTGCAGATCCACGATAAGGTCAGCCAGGAGCTGTTCGTTCCAGGCACCCGTGATTTTATTGAGGGCGATATTCAGAGCCTTGACCTTATTCTCGTCCTCGATGTGAACCATCACGCACTGAACTTCGGTATAGCCCAGATCCTTGAGAACGGTCAGACGCTGGTGACCGCCGATGACCGTCATATCATAATTGACGATGATAGGCTCCACATAGCCAAACTCCTGGATGGAGTTCTTAATCTTCTCATATTCCTTATCGCCAGGTTTGAGTTTTTTGCGGGGATTGTAAGCTGCCGGACGGAGCGCATCCACCGACAGAGTTTTCCATTCCATGCTCATGCGTTTTCCTCCTCTGTCACGGCAGGGCTTTCATACGGCTCTCTGCCATCTTCCTCTCGCCAGAACCTGTCACGGACATAACAGGTATGGGAGCAATATTTTCTGTTTCGGTTGCCATAGGCAGAAAATGTCCTGCCGCAGTAGGCACACTGCTTTTCGTAGTAGGCGGTAGGCTTTCGGTTGATGTCGGCCTGATGCGCCGCCCACCAATTCCTTCTGCATTCATCTGAGCAGAATTTTCTCTTCCGGCCAGTGGCAGGCTGTTTGATTTCCTTACCGCAGCACTGACACGCTGTTCCGGCTTCCATCTGCTCTTTCATATTGAGGGTGAGTTCCGTAGCGAAACCATCCAGCCCGTGGCTCTTGCAATAGTTGCGGACGATGTCACGGGAAAGACCGACAACCGAAGCAATGGCTCGATAGCCAGTGCCGCGAAGTCGCAGGTCACGGATCTGTTTTGCCTGAAATTCAGTCATTGCTTCACATCCTTTCGCTAAAAAGTGAGTTAAAAAAAGGCCATAAAACCATTGTTTCCAGTAGGGTTTTACAGCCAAAAAGCAAACAAATCAGCAAAAGCACCGCTACTGCCCAGCCGGAAAAGGATAGGCGTTCTCGGTGCTTTCGCTATTTTTTATGAAATTTTCGGTTCCGTTCCGGGGGTGCTGGGGTATCCCCCCTATTAAATTCTGCGATTTTGTGCGTTTGAGGGGGCGCCGGTCTTCAGGCACCCCACCCACAGAGATTTGACCCGCCCCTGGGGTCAGCCAGGTGGGGTGAATCAGTAGCGGAACTCCTGGTATCGATCTTCTGTCATGGTCTTCGTATCATGACAGTGCTTGCAGAGTGGTTGCCAGTTGCTCCGATCCCAGAACAGCTTCTGGTCACCACGATGGGGAACGATGTGGTCAACCACCGTGGCACGGACATACTTGCCACTGGCAAGGCAACGGACACACAACGGGTGTGCTTGGAGGAATGCTTTGCTTTCTCTCCGCCATCTGCTGCCGTACCCACGCTTACCAGCGGGGCGTGTCGTTTCCGGGTGAAGTGCTTTGTGTTCCTCGCAGTACATCGTACCGTAGGGAACGAGCCTTGCACAGCCAGGGTGCTTGCATGGTGTGTTCGGACGATGCGGCATGGTCACTCCTCCCAGGGAAGACCAGCCTTGCCAAAGTGTCCGTAGGCACTGACCTGGTTGTAATCCACATCCAGCAAGCTCAGCTCCTTGATGATGCCAGCCGGAGTCAAATCGTAGTTCGCTCTGATCCAGTCTTTGATCTCACCAAGGGACACACGCTCAGTACCAAAGCACTCAACTGACACGGACACAGGTTCAGCCACGCCGATGGCGTATGCCAGTTGCACCTCGCACTTACGCACCTGTCCAGAACGGACGAGATCCTTGGCGATCTTCCTTGCCATGTACGCTCCGCTCCTATCTACCTTGGTAGGGTCTTTGCCGGAAAATGCACCGCCGCCGTGTCTGCACATACCACCGTAGGTGTCAGCGATAATCTTTCTGCCAGTCAGCCCAGAGTCCGCAAAAGAAGAACCGATCACGAAACGGCCGGTCGGATTGACCAGCATCTCGAAGTCGGTGTTCAAATCGTAGTCCTGGGCGGCAGTTTCCATGACCGCTTCCACCAGAGGGCGAATATCCATAACCGTGGTATCCTCTCGGTGCTGGGTGCTGATAAGAAATGTGGTGATGTGACCTGTGTCATAATCATAGGAAACCTGTGCTTTCGCATCCGGCAAAAGCAACGGAGATTTCAGCTCCTGCAGAAGCTCAAGAGCGTGTGTCGCTACCGCATAGGGAATCGGTAACATCTCTGGGGTTTCATCTGTCGCATAACCGAACATCATACCCTGGTCACCAGCACCAGAATTGCCATCGACACCAAGAGCGATGTCCTGGCTCTGTTTGCTAATATACACAGTCACACGGTACTCTTCTGGATCAGAAAGACCAATGCGGGAAAGTACCTCAGTCACCAGAGCTTTATAGTTCGGCTCATAGCTGGAAGTGATCTCTCCGGCAATGATGACCTCATAATCTTTGATCATGCACTCTGCTGCCACACGGCTGTTTCTGTCATGGGACAGGCAGGCTGTAACAATAGCATCCGAAATCTGGTCGCAGATTTTATCTGGGTGTCCACACGAAACCTGCTCACTCGTAAAAATCATAGAAAAAATCCTCCTTTCGTATGTACGGATGCGTGAAAGGATGAAAGACGCATCCGGCCAAGAAAAAAGAGCCTACGGAAAACTCCGTAGACCCTCATTGCTTTTCTGGCAAGTATAATAATATCACAGCGAAAGGGAAAAGTCAGTGCAAGACCAGTGCAAACTTTTCATCGGAATTACTGTAAAGACTCCGATACCTCATCAACGATGTCCTGCTTTGTCCCTCTCGTGGAACAGCCGCTGTTTGCGAACTTTTCCAGCAGAGCATTTACCTCTTTGTTTTCCTCTGCAGACAGCTCTGGAAACCAGATAGAAAAATCATCATTTCCGTGCTTGTAAATGACACCAGCAATCTGTGTAGTATCCATATCGACCGTAGCACCTCCTAAATTTCGTATCTGAAGTATACCATAAACCGTGGGTATTATCAAATCAATAGTACTTTAGGTTAGGTCCTCTTTGTGTAGGCTGTCAACCCACTTATACTTCTCGCTCTTAAAACGCTCAATAAATTCATCGCTGTCTTTGTAATGATGCCCTATTAGATTTGGCCGAATATCATCACGAACAGCAAGCAGTAAATCTTTTGGAGCGTTGTTATCTGCCAAGGACATCATAGCAAGAGCATATCCGGCATACAGACCATCTAAATAACCTGTCTGTTTCATATTTTCCAACAGCAGTTTATCGGGCAATCCCAAATAGCCTTTTGGCACGAGTCCTTCTTCTACAAGCTGTGCCGACCAAGAGTTTAAAATTTCCTTTTCATCTTCCTTGCTGAACAACTGATTAAAATCAATGTTTTGAATTTTTTCCTGTATGACAGCAGATATTCTCTTGATCAGCAGTAATCCGGCATTTGCTAATTCCTGGTTGGCTTCTTGCTTCCAGCGGTCAGCCACGCCCTCGCCAAGGCGCACACCATTCTCACTATCCATATGTTCGGCCTCCTTATTCTTTCTGCCAAATCCATTTTCATAATACCACATTTTCACTTCGCCCTCAATACAGCGAAAAGCAGCCACCATTACAGTGACTGCTCTTCCTCAATTATATCGCTCCACAGCACCGATCTGGATTTGCAGAGCTTTTGTCAGCTTGGTCATAACGACATCATCGCTCACGGCACCACGCTTGTCCAGCAGATGCTTTTTGTCGATGGTTTCCACCTGTTCTGCCAGAGCCAGACTGTTCTGCGGCAGACCCGTTCCACACCCTCGCGGAATATAGACATGGGTGGGGAGCATTCTTTTCTTATAAATCTTGGAGGTCAGCGGCACGACCGTGATGACTGGGGAATGCTCATTTGCACGGTTGTTGCTCACGATGACCGCCGGCCGGATACCGCTCTGCTTACAGGTGTCTATGTTCTGACCGAAATCCACGAAATAAATATCTCCACGCTTACACATCGTAATCCACCTCGCTTAACTCAGCATATACGCCACGACCTCATCATCATGACGCTGATACATTTTTTCCAGTTCCACGATTGCCTTTGCTCGGTAGTTGCCGACCGACCTCCGGCTGATATAATGCTTTTCCGCTACCTTGTCCCAGGTCATCTGACCAAAGACCAAATCAGAAAGCACCGTTCCGGGCATCCCACTGACGGATTTGACCGCACTCTCGAAAAAGCGAAGCTCCTCCGTCAGATCCAGATATTCCTTTTCCAGATGCTCATACCATTCCTGGTTGATACGTTCCATTCGTTCCCGGTAGTTTAGGGCAATGCTGGCGGTCTTATTGGCAGTGCCGCTGGTCTGCACCCGTTCACCCTCCGGCTGGGAGAAATACATCGTATCAATCATCTCCTGCTCCGTGATGCCTCGAAAATCAGAAATCTGGTGGAACAGGCAACGCTGCTCCGTTTTCATTTTCGGGTAATCACGGATAAGCTGTTCTATCCTTTCGCTCATTCCTAACCTCCAATTCTCGCCCGAACCGCCTCAATCAGAGCCGACTGGCGTGTATCCTTATTTTCCAAAGCCCGCATGACATCTTCGTCATGGGTGCCTTTCGTGACAATGTGGTGGATGACCACCGTGTGTTTCTGGCCCTGCCGCCAGAGTCTTGCATTCAACTGCTGGTACAGCTCCAGCGACCAGGTAAGTCCGAACCAGACGATGGTGCAACCGCCATCTTGCAAATTCAGACCGTGACCAGCCGATGCGGGGTGGATCAGTGCAAGCGGGATCTGTCCGGCATTCCAGTCATCGATGTCCTTTGCCGTATCAATGCACCTGGCATTTTTGAACCGTGCCTTGATACGCTGGAGGTCGTGCTTATACCAGTACGCCACCAGGAGTGGCTTGCCGTTTGCAGCCTCCACCAAATCTTCCAGGGCATCCAGCTTTCGGTCGTGGATGGGAATGACCTTCTTGTCCTCGCCGTACACCGCACCGTTGGCCATCTGCAATAATTTGTTTGAAAGTGCTGCGGCGTTGGCGGCATCCAGCTCCTCGTCACCAATGGAGAGAACCATATCTTTCTGGAAGGTATCGTACAGCTTCCGTTCCTTCGGACTCATGGAAACCTCGATGCGGTTATCGATCCGCTCCGGCATATCCAGATAATCTGCTGCTTTCATAGAAATACAGATGTCAGAAATCAGAGCGTAGATTGCATCTTCCGCACCTTCACGGGGTTTGTAGCTGTAGACGATCTCCCGGTTCCGCTTATCCGGGAGGAAGAAGCGATCACGGAAGCCACCAATGAACCGACCGAGCCGCTGGCCCATATCCATCAGATACATCTGGGGCCACAGATCCAGCAGTGTGTTCGGAGCCGGTGTGCCTGTCAGACCAACGATGCGGGTGACCATCGGACGAACCTTTTTCAAGGCTTTGAACCGTTCTGCCTTATTGGACTTGAAGCTCGACAGCTCATCGATCACAACCATGTCGAAATCCCAGTAGTGGTTCTTCACCAGCCATGCCACATTTTCACGGTTGATGATGTACAGAAACGCTTTTCTCTGAAGGGCGGCTTTTCGCTCCGTGGCAGAACCCAGAACCAGGGAAGAGGTAAGGCCAGTGAGGTGTTCCCATTTCGCCAGTTCCTTCGGCCATGTATCTTCAGCCACTCGCTTCGGAGCAATCACCAGGACTCGGCTTACATCGAAGCTGTCCAGTGCCAACTGCCACAGAGCCGTAAGGGTAATGACTGTTTTCCCAAGACCCATGTCCAGCATCAGGCAGCAGATGCTCTGATTCAGAATGAAGTCCGTGGCGAACTGCTGGTAGTTATGCGGTTTGTATTTCATCCAGAACACCCCCAATCATTTCTGGTCTATCAACACAGTAAACAGAAAATCCCAATGCCCGGAGCTGCTCGGCTCTCTTGACCTGCAACGGACGCATCTTTTTTCCGGGAGCTTTCATCTCCACAAATGCCAACCTGCCACCGGGGAAGAGAACCAAACGGTCAGGCACCCCATCCAACCCCGGCGAAACAAATTTGACTGCCAGCCCACCACGCTTTTTTACCTCCGTGGTCAGCTTGCTCTCTACATAACTCTCACGCAAAAGACCATCTCCTTTCCTGTTTCCTTTTGCCGTTTCCAGATAGCAAAAAACTCTTACGCGCGTACAGGTACATATACACACCTGTTTCTTTCTTCTTTTATATCCACACGCTCTCAATAGGGAGCTTTTTAGGAAACATGGGAAACAACCACGCTTTTTCGCTGACCGCTGTGGCAATTTCCCTGTTTCCGCACTGTGTTTCTGACTACCGTGTGGGAATCATTCAGAAACACCTCATGGGTTTCCGTGTTTCTCCTCGGCAACACGGACGAAGGCTTTCTGTACACCATAACCGGGGATACGCATCTTGCCAGAGGCATTGCCCTCATAGCGTTTCCAACCGGGGATCTTGTTCAGAATGGACTCGACCTCATAGGATTCTGTCCGCTTCAGATTCTGGCGTTCCTTGCCAAAGCACTCGCACCAAATTTCCATGATGCAC